ACGCTCGCCGCAGCCACCAACCTAGCTGGGTGAGCCACGACCGCAGCCACGACCGCAGCGACCGCCGATTGTTCCAGCGTTGTTGATAGTAATTGGCACGGCGACAGATAATGCGCCGCCGCCACCGGCGCCGACTCCTGGAACCTGATACTCGCTACCGCCGATACCGCCAGCACCACCCATACCAATGATTGCGCCGTTGTTGTTCAGGGTGACGCCGTTGGGGAACGAACCATCTACTCGTAGCGCAGGCGTGCCTGTGGTGTTAGACGAAACGTAAATGCCAGAGTTGATAGTTGCTGCAACTCGTGAAGTTTGATTCCACCCAGCGTTCACCGCAAGGGTGCGCAGGTTTGCGTTTGTTTGGTTTGACGCAATAGAGAACGAGAAGATATTGGACTTCCCGTAAAAGTTGCTCATCGAGATAGCGCCAGACGCTACCCCCGCAAGGTTACGATAAGAGGTCTGACCCAACGACGCTTGCGTTGTTCCAGAAACACCAAGTTCTACGTTGATGTTGTTGAACGAAATCGCACCGGATGCTGGTAATGTCATGCTTGCTCCTTATGGTGTGCCATAAGCGGTGATGTCTGCTGCTGACGTAATGTTTCCCGAGGAGTCCATCGACGCAATGACAGTGGAGCCGTACTTGAACTGTAGCTTACCACTTGCCTGTTCTACAGAAAAGTTTGTTGTGAGCAGTTTTGGTGTAGAACCAGCAGTACCTGAAGCGTTGCCTGTGACATTGCCTGTCAGATCGCCTGTGACGTTACCAGTTACTGCACCGGTCAAATTGCCTGTGACGTTACCCGTGACGTTACCCGTGACGTTTGCAACAATACCGCCAGAGAATGTTTTCACTCCGGACACAGTCTGAGCCTCTTCAAGCTGGACAAAGCTCTCCATGACTGCTGCTGTGATGCGCAGCTCAATCTTGTCAGACGCGGCATAGCTACGCGCTGTAGTGCCCTCCTGAGCGCGAACCACAGTCATCGAATCTGCACTACGGGTCGTGACTTTTACGATCTCGAGGTTGTTACTCGAGTCCACCAGAGTGGCGTAGAAGTACGAGCCTGATGGTGTTGCAGGGAACAACGCGCCCAGACCAGTGGACACTGTGATCGTAGTCGAAGACGAGGTAATCGACGATGCGAGTGTGGCCGAGGCTGTGTTTGAAAAAAGAACTGGCATGTGTTTTCCTTAGTCGACCAATTTTGCCACAACAGCGTCGAGTTCTTTGATCGCTTCGACCAACAGCGGTACAAGGCGCTCATATCGGACAGTCAGATACTTGTCGTCGATGGGGGCCGGAGCCACAGCCTCAGGCTGCACCTTTTGGACTGACTGTGCGCTAACGCCGACTTCCACGATAGAAGCGTCGTATCCAAGGGCGACGGCTGTCTCATTGGCGTGGTACAGCATTGTTTCAATCTGACGGACCTTAGCGAGTGGGGACTCAATGTCTCCGATCTTTGTCTTCAGGCGAGCGTCTGAGTAGTAGGCTGTGATGTTGTTGGTTGCGCGGATTTCCCCGGCTGTACCTGACCCCGCTGTACCCACACCAACTGAGTTGAACTGTGAGTTTTGCGCGGTGCTTGTAAACGTAGCTGCGGAGCCAGTTGTGTTCTGGTTAAACGTAGGCCATGTCTGCCCGCCAGCAAACGTAATCGCCCCTGTCATCGTCCCACCAGACTTAGCCAAGTAGGGGGTCAAGTCAACGGTAGCCCAAGAAGCGTTCGTACCATCTGTGGTTAGAAACTTGCCTGAGTTGCCTGTCTGGGATGGCAGGGTCACCAAAGTCTTGTTCTTCCACAACGACGTGGCACTCTCGTACTGAAGAACTTGGTCATTCGTAGGTGTAGAGATGAGGACGTTGTGTAACTCCTCTATCTCGTAGCCATTATCCACTTTGACATAGATAGAACCGACAGTAGCGTGTACACGCTCCACGTAGCCAACGATGACTCGATGGTTAGGTGGCGTAGGAGCCGTCATAGAGTAGCCGCCACCGGTCGTACTCAAATACAACAATGCTCCGGCAGTTAGCGCAGACGTGTTTAGCCCGTTAACAGTGCCCGCGATGGTGATGAAACCTTCCGCCCCAATGGCGATAGGCTCAGTAACCATACCAAGCGTCCCGGCAGAAGTGGCCTCGCTGTTAGCATTTGCAAGCTTTACAGCTACTCGGTTGCCCTGCGCCCCCGAGATGTAGACCAGCTGACCGTCAGTAAGCGCGGAGCCGCTATCGTTATACACGCGAGCGAGCATTTCTTGGCCGAGCTGCAACGTGACATTACCGCCCTTTAGCCCTAGCGAGGCTGTGCCATTTCCGTCATCCCATGACAAACGCCCAACTGCTCCAGCAGGTGTAGCAGCGGTGTCAATGTCGAGATAGTCAGCAGTGGAGATACCGCCTGTAATCCCGGACATGCTAGTGATGTCCGAGTTTGCCCCCGCCGAAGCCTTCAGCCCCAGCTCAGTGTTGAGGTTGATGAAGTTTGCGTCGACTTCGTTGTTGGTAAGAGGCGAGCCCTTACCTGCGCGGGTGACAATTACTGCCATGTGCTAACTCCTTAGCTAGCAGTGATTGCCCAAGTGATGGCCATTGCGTCGTCAGCGCCTTTGTTCACCACTGCAAACACTGTACGGCACAGTAAGGTGCCCGCGCTAGAAGCATTCAACACACCGGCTTCAGTTACAGAACCAGTAGCAGTGCCAGCACCAAATGTGGCTGTGTATGTCACAACAGCACCAGTAGCAGTACCAGTAGTCAGCGCAACGCGACCGAGCTCTGAGCCTAATGCAGTATCACCAACGGCGGCGGCTGTAGTGCCAGCACCGAGGGCCATATGGCTCATGATGTTAGCGGCAGTGCCAACCATGCGAGAAGCAATAAATTGCTTGCCTGCGGTAACAACGAGGTTCTTAATCTCGCGGCGGTCCTTGACTTCACCAGTCGAAGGGTTGTAGACAACGACGCTAACGTCGCCAGTAAACTTAACATTTTCTTGCAGGTTCATTTCCCACTCCTTAAAACGTGAAACCGATGCCGACGTAGTCCCCGGCAAAATAAGTGATGTCGCAGTAGTCCTGCATGCTCCCTACGCCGCTGTCAGTCATGGTGACAGAATCCGCTATGGGTTTACTGATTATCTGCGAAAACGAGTCATCTAGGAAGACTACGTTGTTGATAGATTTAGCGAATGTGTAACTAGAGCCGTCACCAAGGTCAAACGAGTCGTTCATGGCGAAGCCATCGGAGAACGAGCGCGTCAGGACAAATGACTTGGCATCTGAAAACGCTACCGTATCTGAGAATGGTTTACTGAGGCTCCACGAGGGGGTATCAGTAAAACTTTGCGTATCTACAAAATCCCGCAAGAAAACTAGGATAGCGGAGAACACTTCTGTGAACGAAAAAGAGTCCGCCAGCCCTTTGGTGGTCTCAAGCACAGGCGGGGTATCAGCAGTGCCAAACGAGTCCGAGAAGCTCTTGGATAGCGAAAAGCTCATCCCGTCAACTACTGTGAACGCGTCGGTCATGTACCGATAGCGGCCTGATGTGTCCATCGAAGCGGCTACTACTAGCAGGACGTAGTCGACCTCCGCAGCCGGCACAACCCGACCTACGCTAACGGAGAGGCTTACGCCATATTGCCCTGAGAGCATTAGAAGTCCTCGCGCACGCGGAATTTAATCGGGTCATAGACAGTCTGAACTTGGCCGTCCACGAAAGTAATCTCGATTTCACCCTCGTAATCCCCCGCCTCGCCCTCAAGCATCGCTGGAGCTGCTGCTGGGTAGAAAGTAACCTGCCCGTTTACGCCATCAGTAATTGTGCCCGGGACCGTAGCTTGTAGGGTCGCTGCGCCAGTCGCACGAAATTTCAAAACGACCGTAGCCCCAGTAATGTTTACCGCAGCCCCAGTTGTGTTGTCAGTGATGTTGCACACCAACGCAGGGCGGGTGTCACCTTGGACAAGCTTAATCTTTTCACTCATGCGAACCTCTGGAATTCAATGCGTGCAGAAGCACGGGTCAAGCCCTTGTACACGCGAGTGCGGACTTCGGCCATGATGTCGTTGAAACGCTTCGTGTAGACACCGGCTGCTGCTGGGTCATAGTATGGCTGGTCAGGAGTGTTGTACAAGCGTGCGCGTGCGCCCATAGCAATCTGCTCAAGGAAACGCTCATACAGCTCGTCAGTGACCGTTGTAGACGAACGCTTAGGCGCGAGTGCTGCCTTTACCTTCAGCTTGTTTTGCGCCGTCGTCTCGGGCTTCGTAACTAACTGCATCACGTTCGAGCGTGTGCGAAAGTAATAGTAGGGATTACCCTTAAGGTCTTCCCAGTTTGACGTACGGTAGATTTGATTCAGCTCTTCCTGAGACTTAGGAATCAAGAGCTGGTCACCGTAGTACGCCTGCATGATCTCCACTACTTTGTAGTTGGAGTCGTTAGCCTCGAGCTCATACAAACCGACGTTCTTCTGGCCGGTCATAGGGTCGAGGTTTTCTTGGATATAGTGCGTCTCTTCACAAAACTCGATGACCGCGTTGCGAATGGCCTGCACGGCCACGATTTCAGGCACGTCACGGACGAACGGCATGACCTCGGGCAAGAAGACTTCGTAGGAAACTTCGCTCATGATTGTGACCCGGGTACAGAGGTGTTACGTGGATTGAGGGCCTGAACGGGGTCGTTCGATACCTCAGTCTGTGCCTTACCGCCAACAGCTGCAACGAATGTAGCCAAATAGCCCTGAGCCAACTGGAGGCCGGGAGCGTACTCAGCGTCTTTGCTGCAAGCGCGGTAAAGGATGTAGTCCACCAAAGCAGATTGGTAGATGTCGAAAATTGGGATGACTTCTGATTCAGAGGTCAAGTTCGTAGGCTGGGCCGAGTAGTTCAGCTCAACATACTGAGTGCCCGTATTAGGCGGGTACACATAGAACGCTGTCTGGTCCTGTGTGTCGTAGATGTAGTTACGCACCTCGGCGGCTGCCGTGGCGGTGTGCCAGTTGGGGTTGAAGTTGTCCAACAACTCACGAGACACAATACGAATGGCGCGACCCGGCGTAGTGCCTGTGGTGCCCATGTTGCGATACATCTGAAGCAACAACCAACCGCCCGTAGGCAGAGACTGGCGAGTGCCAGCATCTAGCTTTTTTGAGACGGTGGTCGAGGAAGCGCTCGGCTGGATGAGCACAATTTGGCGCATACCGTCGTTGAGCCAAGCCAACAGTTCCGAACGAGTCCAACGAATGTTGGCCAAGTCGATCAGCTGGACTGACGCTTTGTCAATGATGGTTTGTGCTGTTACCGTGCCCATTTTTGCCTTACGCTGTTACTGCTAATGCTGCGGTAATCGCCGGAACTTGCGTGCCTGCCCACAAACCTTGAGCAACTAAGTTGCCCGCAGTTGCCGTGCCTGCATCAAGACCGGTAATGCCTAAAGCTTGAGTGTAAGTGAAACCTGCCGAAACCAAGCCATTAATGTTGGCGGTGGTGTCTTCAGCTACTACAGCTTGAGCTTGAGGGAGAGATAAACCGCTGGCGATTAAGTCGTCTAGTACTGCCATGTCGTTCTCCTAAGGTTAATTTAGAAGCAGGGGCCGAAGCCCCCGCCCGTCTCCGCGAGGAGATTAACCTGCGGCGACCAACAGTGCCAAGCCTTTTGGCTGGGCAACTTGAGTACCGTACACGTTCAAGCCGCGCACCAATGTACCGAAGTCGTTAGGGTTTTGCAAGCTTTCCACTTTAGCGATTTGCGAAGCGAAAGTGATTGCAGACTTGTGGCCAGCCAAGATGGCGTGACGCTTGGCGTTACCTGTACCAGTGGCATCAGTGCCAGTGTTGGGGTTCATCCAAGTCTTGTTCACAGCGCCGCGTGGAACCAAGTTCGACACGTACACAGTGAAGCGGTCGATCATGCCGATCTTGCCGTTGCGCAAAACGCTAGAAGCGTCGCCCATGAACTGAGCTTGAGCCAAGTTAGATTGCATCAAGATTTGACGCTCTGTTGGGGTCAAGATCAACCAACGGTCTGTCTCAGGCACGTTGGCTTCGTCCAACACGCTTGACAAAGCAGTGATGCTAGACAAGATGTTAGAAGCAGTCAAAGTGATTGGAGATGCGTCTGTACCGAGGTTGTAACCGCCGGAGATAGCACCAGCAGTTGCGCCTTGGTTAGCAGCGTCGCCTTGGTTGAAGTTGGTGTACAACACGTCTTTGTCGATGTTGATCTTCATTTGCATGGCAGCGTCGTTGGTGAACATGTCCATCAACTTTGGCTTAGCTTGCAATTCCAACACGTTGTTCACGTTCACACCGAAGTACTTGCCCTTGTTGATGACCAAGCTGATGGTCGAAGGAGCTGGAACTTCGTAAGCCAAGTTTTGGCCAACAGAGTAGCTGTTGATTGTGATGGAAGGGATAGTGTTGATGATGACAGTGTCACCCATACCGGTGATGTCACCTTGCCAGTCGGTGTTAGCGATTTCGCCGAACACGGTGGCGGCATAGAACTTCTGTGCCAACTTGCCAGACCAGAGGGCTGGAATGAAAGAACCAGAGTAGGCTGTACCTGAGTAAGCTACTTGGCCGCCGGGGGTGTTGAAACCGCCGGAGTTAATGGGATAGGCTGCTGCTGCGGTGATTGTAGACATGGTGGTCTTCCTTCTGTTAAAAAACGGTTTGGTTCAACCGCCATGTCCTTTGGTGCATTGCTTAGTAGCGGATGCGGCCCTCAGTAGTGGCGGCGTGGATATCTTTTTCGATCTGCACCGCTTCTGCCTCGTCAATCATGCCACGTCTCCACTCAGCGTAGAACGCGTCAATATCCTGTTGAGAATAGACACGCTTGTCCACATTGGGATTCGTAGGCGCTGGCGACGTACGCGAGCGGGTCGGTGCTACTTGACTATTAAGATTCGGACGGCTGTTCGACTGGGGTGCCGGTGTCACAGACTTCTTGTACTGATTAAAAATAGTGGCGGTACGGTGTGCATCTAATGCGTCATACGCGTTTGTGAGCGCGTACTGGCGAGGCATGCCGTAGACGGGGTCCACTTCTGCTAACCAATTCAAGAAACCTTGGTCTACGTTCAGGGCTTGCCAATCTGGTACTGCGGTTGTCAGAGCGCTTTCGTAGCGGTCCTTATCGGACACCACTTGGCGTTCAGTCACATTACCTAGCTTGCCCTTCAGTTCGGCGATCTCTGCGGTCAACTTAGCTTCTAGACTGCGGCTGCCCGCAAGCTTCGCTTCAGTTGCTCGCTCAATCAAGTCGATCAAGTCGGCGCCAAATGCTTCTTTGTCTTGTTCAGTGATTAGAGACGGAGTTGAGGCCGGAACAGGTTGAGTTTGAACTGCTTTGGCTGTTGCGAGGTCTGTGGTCAGTTGGCCGATTTGGCTGTTCAGCTCACGGACTTGCGCGTATAGACGAGGCACTTCAGCGTCAAACTTACCCTTCAGAGTGTGGTACTTCTGTTCCCACGTTTCTTCGGATACCGCTGGCTTCGCTTCTGGCTCTGGCGAGACATTTTGCGGTTGTGGTTCGGGTTCAGGTTGAGGTTCTGTGGCTATCGGTTCACCAGTGTCCGGGTTAACAGGCTGGGTTCCATTTAGCTGCGCTACAAGCGCGTCAGCATCTTCAACTTGCTGTTGAACAGCACGAGGCAATGACATCTCTATCTCCTTCGCTCCGACTACGCTGGAGGGCTCCAGTTACGGTATGCCCACTCACGCTTACGGTCAGCTACTACGGTTAAATTTTTGACTCCAAGCGCCCTTGCGGGTAGGCTCATTGTCTACGGGTTTTAGCCAACAAAGTGCTACCTTCATCGACAAGGTCAAGGATTTCCTTAACCTGCAACGCCCGGCCTTGCAGCCGGAGCATTTCATCTTTTTCTCTCGACGTACACAGGCGCGTTAGCGTGTCTGCGTGTGTCAGTTGCAAGAATTCTACCAGTGGTTGGAACTCTTGCGATTTGAGTAGTGTAAGGCAACGAGCTACGCGCTCGTCAACTCGCACTGACATTATTTGCAGAGACCGTCGGTCTTAGCGGATTCTTGTGCAACTTCTTTGCCGCCGCGCTTCAATGTAGCGAAGATGCCGCCGTCTGAACCGCCGTTGCCTTGAGAGGCTGGGCCTTTAGACATGCCGTCAGTTTTGGCAGAAGTTTGAGCGTACTCGGCTGAGCGTGACTCTTTAGGTTGGATTGCTTGCATGGGATTTCTCCGTTAGGTTGATGCGATTATGTACAACATTCTACTGTTGTCAAGAGCCAACTCCGCTCATAGGAGCAAAATTGTTTGTGACCGGAGCTCCGTTTGCGAGCGTAGCACCGGGTTGTGCGTTAGGTGGCGTACCACCTGCTTGGGCTTGGCCGTTCTGCTGTTCCAGCATTAACTGCTGTTGCTGAGCAGCTTGTGCTTGCTGCGCCTGTTGAGCCATACGTGCCTTGATGATTTCCACTGGGGGCACGATGTTGTCTGGATTGAGGTCAAGAGTCTTGGCCGACTGACGCAACAATTCTGCGATGCCTTCGACACCGACGATTTGCTGAGTGAGCGGGTTGGACAAGGCAATCTGCAAGAACTGGTTCTGACGCATCTGAGCTTGCTCTTTGACTAGCAACGAGGTCGCGCCGCGTGCAACGATGTTGACGTCGCCCTTCAGGTCTGGGTCGTCACCGTAACGCATGTTGTAAAAATACAACCGTTCGATAGCCAGACGGATGACGTTCTCGTCGATGTTCGAGATGACTTGCTTGATGGCTTTGCCAGCGTTCGACATCCTCATGCTCATGCCGGAGGCTGTACGGCCTGCGCCGCCTGCCATGCTCTCGCCGGTCATGTACTTAGGAATGCCGGTGTACTCGTCAGCCAGCGTAGAGAATTTCTCATACACAGCCATGAGCTCAGCAGACAAGCTAGATGGTTGGAAGAACTGCATGGGCGCTGCACCACCGGCCATCGGGTCGGAAGTGACTTGCCATACTTTCCATGGGTACATCTGTGTGATGTTCTCGCCCTGAGGTAAGCGGTCAATGTTGTAGACCACCTGAGGACCAGAAGCAATAGACATGTTGTTTACCAGCGCACGCGCAGCTGCATTACAGATGTCCTGCGCATCGCGACACAAATCAGCAACAGAATTACCCCAATACGCGCCCGGAACTTCTTCATAGGATGCCTTGTAGTAAGGTTTGCGCCCCAGTGGGTCTGGGTTCAAAACGGCCTTGATTACCCAAGTACCGATCACCCAAGCCTCGATGGCGTAGTCCATCAGCGGGTCAGGAATCTCTTCTTCAGTCATGCCCCAGTCACGCAACAACTGGCCTTGCACGTTGCCCCAGTACTGGAGCGCGTCAATCAGCTGCGATGGGTTCTGTTGCACGCCCATAGTCGACTTGCCTTCAGCCGCAGCCTTGTTCATGTCAACGTAAATCCAGTCACGCAGGCCGCCCTTGCCGTACTCTTCGAGCACCATGCGGATAGCGCCGTCACTGTAACCTTCAACGCCAATCAGGGCTTGTAAGTCAGCGCGGTGTAGTTTGTGTCGTTCAATGAGCGCACCGTCGTCAACGGTCGATGCGTCAGCAGCTGGGTAGATGTTGAATGGGTCAACGCGTTCCCACTCGAGGCACAGCTCATCTTTCACAGCCAGCTCATATTGGCCGTCAGCCGTTGGAGTCCACTGCATCTTAGGGCGCTTGCGGACCACTGGGCCTTTGATGAACGCTGAAGGGAATGTTGTGATGTCGTCAAGGAAGTCACTGAACGCTTTGCTCCAGTTACCTTCTTGCAACTGGTCAGTCATCTTCACTTCCATACGATCAGCCGTACGGCCAGCCATATCTTTCAGGTGTGACATGGCCATGTCCTTCATCTCAAGCAAACGCTCGCGCACTTGCTGGTCTGTAGGTGGCGTGCCAGCTGCGTACAGCTGCATCACTTCCTGTTGTGCCTGCTGCATGATGGACTCAACCTGATTAGGAGGCAGGTCTGGAATCGCACCGGGCTTAATTGTCCAAGGCTTCTCATCAGAAGCAGTTACTAACGTGTCGCGCAACCAGCTCGATGCAGCACGGCATTTGTTCGATGTCAACATCATGTAGATGGTGGAACTGCCTTGCTCCCGAAGCTGAGCGAGCTTATCGGGGTCATACTCGCCGCGACGTGCGCGAACGGATTTGAGCATTTTGATTTCTGAAGTCTGCTGCTTTGCCAGCATAGAACTCATCCATGTCTTACGGATGTAGCCTGCTAGAGCTTGCACTACCGGCTGGGAGTTCTGCTCCTGAGCCTTCGCTCGCTGCTCTTCTTGCAGAGCCTTCAGAGATTTAATTGTGACCATACCACCCGTGGTAACAGTACCCGGGGCGTTTGAATTGGTAATGTTCAAGCCAAGTTGCATATGTGCGTCACTTTGTGCGAATGGGAATACTATGGCACAGTTTCAGTATCAGGTCCACACGTAGTTAGATTTCTGTACTGTCACCGCCTTGCGGCCCCAAGCATCGCCTGTGACGTTTCCATCAGCGTGCAGACACGCGTACTGATGGGCATCTGCAATGTGGGAGTGTGAGTTCTTCTCGGGCTTATCGTCCGTCTCACCGTTCTGACGGATTTTATACCTATATCCGCCCCGAAGTGCAGCAATTAATTTTGTACAGCACGGGTCGATCAAATGTCCGGGTTTGCCGTCGACTGTACGAGTGAGCATCTTATCGACCGCGTTGACCCGCGCAACCACACTGTTTGTCTTAGCTGGGACGACTCGGAACCCTTCCTGTTTCAGAATATCGAACACCGAGCGTTCGTCAGTCTGAGCCCGCTGCTGTCCAGCAGGGTCACCAATAATCAACACGTTCATGCCCGGAAAACGGTTAGCCAGCAACGGTTTGAGCTTCTCGCGGCAGAACCGCAACGTGCCCATACCGTCTGACGTTATGTCTGCGAATGTGAGCAGTCGTCCTTGGGCGTCGACTTGATTAATGGTGCATGCAGGTGTGAGACCGAAGTCCATCCCAATGATGAGGGGGTGGGTCTGGAGCTTGATGTGGTTGAGAGTGTGCTCAGCGACATGCGTCTCTTTGTCAAATGCCCTAAACACTGGCTGGCCGGACAACGAGCGCCCGAACTTGCCGTGCACGTAGACGTCAATCCAGTCCTCCGACTTGCCTTCACACAAGTTCTCGTAGTAGCCGTCAGGTAGGTACTGCACCCAGTCAGCTTCGACCGCCAGTCCGCTAGGCTGGATGGTGACGTGCATGTTGTCAGGCGGGTCGTTCAGTAATGTCTCCCAGAACGTGTCAGCGTCCGGCGGGTTGGTAGCACCCCACACCTTGTGAATCTGCTTGCCGTTGTCGTCGCAAGCACCCACACCGTTCATCGTCTTATCGGGATAGCGACCAAGACGACCAGTAAGAGCGTTGTAAATGTCAGGGTTGATTTCTCGAAACTCGTCCATGACGCCAAAGGTGAGCTGGAGGGACAAAAGACGTCGAGCATCATTAGCATCGTCCAACCCACGAAATAGCACTTCGCACTCCACATCATCAAACTTAAGCAGAAACTTAGAGTTCGTTTTCTCCAATACGCCAGCTTCTCCATCTGGATACCATTTCAAAAAATCCGGGATGGTGGTGTCCCACAACATCTGACGGGTGTTACGAATAACAGCAGCGCGTGAACGACGGATGCCGTCCGGCCCTGCCTTGATGCGTGCAGCCTCGTAGCCGATCTTAATCAGCGACGCGGTTGTCTTGGTTGAACCCACCGGGCCCACGATGAAGTTCGCGAACTTGTCCGATGTCAGGAATGGGACCACCGACAGGGGTGGTGTGTAGACTAGGTTAGCCATCTATGGTGATCGGAGTTGGCCCCGCAGCTGGCGGGATGTTGATGGTGATAGAAAACTTGGGCGCAGAAGTAATAGACGGGTCGACTGCCTTTTTGTCAGGCTTCAGGCCCGCGACGTCCACCAAACTGTTGAACACGCTCAGCTTCTGCATGATTGACGTGTCGTTGGCGATGGCCTGCTTGAACATCTGGCTCATCATCTCTTCAGCCATCAGACCGGCCTTGAGCCGGAACGTCATGCCATTACGCTCAAACTCAGCGCGCTGGTTCTGAACTGCATGGATGAATGGGGGCCACTGCTTGAGCCGCTCCCATTTCGCGCCCTCGAACCCGAAGCGTGCCGCGACGGAGTCAGGGTCTTCCAACCCTGCGGCGCACTCCCAGATTAACTGGGGTGGCACATCCAACGTGACATGGGCTTCGGTCGCTTGGGGCGACAGTGCAAACTCTGTGTGGTCTGCAAAGTGTTCGAGGTCGTTACTCATACTTCTTCAACCCGTCGGTCAAGATGCGTCGAATCAGTTCAGACATGGTCAGCCCAGTGCGCTCCGCTTCTTTGCGCAGTGCATCCACGACCTGCTCGGGTAGGAAGAAGTTGTAGCGTTTCATTAGTCGAGCTTCAAATCACTAAGGTCTGGGAGGCCGGCATCCACGGGTGTTGCTGGAACTACTTTGGGTTCACGCGGCTTACGCACCTTCGGAGCTGGGGGCGGGGTTTCTTGCTTGAGAGCCAAAGCTTCCAACTGGGGGCGGCCTTGGTCTTGAATTTTGCGCATCAGAAGATTAACTTCTTCGTACGTGTATGTGGCTTGACGCGCCGCTTGGAACAACACAAATGCCATGTCGATCTCAGCGACGGTCAACTCTAGTTTGAGGGTAGGGGTAGTCATATTATTTTTTCTCTTTTTTAGCGTAGGCGGCTGGGCTCATCTTGCCGGACTTAATGGCCATGGCGGTTTTCTTCGATGGCTTTTCGCCTTCGGACTTCTCGCCTTTCATGTACTGGCCAACTGAAATCTTGCCGGACTTCAGTGCTTTAGCTTCGCCCATTTCTTCCTTCTTGGACTCGGTGCCCTTGAAGAGTTTCTTCATCGCTGGTTGCTTAGTTGCCATTTGGTGCTCCTTGTGAATGACGTGTGTATGGTACACGGGAATAAGTATTCAATGCAACTTTTTAGGTTTACAACGTGTGGCGAATGTGTGTATGTACTAAAAATCAGGCCTTGTTGCGTGTGCGATACGTAAATATAGGCCGGGGGTCCTCGTGTCCGTGTCCCTCCCCCCTCCCCTCCCCCCGTTGTATTGTCGAAACCCCTAGTGGGTAGTAAGTAAGACAGCGAAACGGTTGTAGTGCTGAAACCCCTTGTGAAGGTATCGCCCTTCGCTGAATGTTCCTTAAAAACTGATTGTCTGAATGTTTGCTTACGGCTTCGTGTCGTGGCGGGCGGTTTCGAGCCGCAATAACGGGTAGGTCAATCGGTGGAGCACTGTCTTTAAAAATTTGAATTGGAATCCTTGGGGCTTACAACCCAAGACGGGTACGAAATAGACGAAGATACCCTGACAGCATTGATTGTGTCCGTGCGCCTAGTGGAATAGGTGCTTAGGGCTAGGCTCTGTTGTGTGAATAAGCAGTATGAATCCCATGCCATTGTGCGAGTAGATTGGCGACAGTAGTGTCGTATCAAAACCACAAATTAGCGCATGGCGGCAACTCGGAAAGCGCGCACTACAACCTAGACCACCGGCAATCTTACGCCCCATGTTTCAGCGGTGCAAGACCGTGGAGTATGTAACCCATTGGAATAGACAATGGTCAGTAGCGCCGACTGTAAAACGGGCGATGATGGTCAATCACACGGATACCAAGAACAGAAAAATCCGTCTCCAAGCCCGCTAGGTTATGAGACTAGCGGGCTTCTTTGTGTGTACTTAATTCCGAGTGCACACAATCAAGCTAACTCTTGGAGAATTTTCATGAACGCAATCGACACAATCACTTTCGCCCCTGCAATCATCAATGTTGAGGGCAAAACCGCGACTGAGCGCAAGTTGTCAGTATTCAATAACGCAACTGAGTCAGCACAACTGGCACTCGTGTCAGCAGGTGGCAAGGTTGGTAAGCTCGCCGTCAATCAAGCGGCTCGCACTGGCTTGGCTCACATCATTAGCCAATGTTCTCACGCTGACTATCGTGGCTTGGCTGAGTACTTGGCGGGTATGACTGGCAAACCAATGGTTATCTCTAGCCGCGCAAGTTTCCAAGCGTTGCCTGATTTGTTTGAGGCATCCATCATGGCGGCTAAGTGCAAAAAGTCTGGCGGCTTTGTTACTGACAAAAAGACTGGTGCATTGAAACCCAACGCTGAGTTGGCACTCGCCATGAACCTCAAAGCAATCTGCACTGAGGTGATTGCACACGCTGAGGAAATCATCGCCAAGCGTATCGCGGAGCGTCAAGCGACTAAGGCTCTGACTGCTTAAGCAGTACTGTGTGGAAACACAGGTCGAATTTGCTGGAATTGTCCACGAAGCAAACCAGCAAATTCACCAGCAAATTCAAAAGTCCAATATCCATGCGGGTTTCCAAGGGGTATTTTTACGATTTTACGATTTGTTATGTATTTTGAGTCAGAAATATTATAGAGAGTGTGAGTCTGTGTAGTGCTCAACGCGGCGCGTAATACACATGGATATTCACATACTCGTAAAAGTCTCTGACCCTCTGGAAAACACAACAAATTCACAAATTCAGTATTACTTTTTGGACAAACCCAATGTTTATGCGGGTTTCAATGTAGTACTGAATTTGCTGGTTTTATCCGCCCTAATTTTTTCCAACAAATTCGCGTAGAAGAAAGGTAACACCCATGTCGTTCACCAAAAATCAAGCCGTCATCCTGACCATCATCGCCATGTGTCTCGTGTTCTTTGGACAACTGACCGATGGCACCCTTTCCACAATCGCATCAACCATTGGCGGCTTACTTGTAGGGATAACCCTTACAGCCGATACAGCATCTGACAACCTCAAGGACTAATCATGCTCACTCATTTACTCATTCCAACCAACACCAACGACCAGCCCATCGACCTCATGTCTGACATAGACGAGTATGTATGTGACTTCAACATATCTGAGGCTGACGTATTAGAGACACTCGACGACGCAATCCTCCAATCGTATA